CACAGGGGCCTCAAGGTATCCAAGGAGTCGCTGGAGCTGATGGAGCCGATGGTGTTGATGGAGCTGATGCTACTGCCCCAATTCCAGCCGCGGGTGCCGTTGGAGCTTACAGTTTTGGCAGACCCTTAACTACTGGAGCTATAGCAATAGGTGATACATCTACAGCTTTTCATGCTTGGCAACAGAATATCATAGGAAGCGTTATGCATTCTGATGGTAATTCAGTAATCTATGGGACTTCCTCTAGTCAGTCTGGTACTTGGAGATGCATGTCTGGATGTAATGGCGATACTACTACAGGTTTCGCAGGCTTGTGGCTCAGAATCTCATAATAATAATTAACCTTCTCAATCCCATTAACAATTAACCAAAATGATACCTGAAAACCCTTACGTGACCCCGTTTATAGCCACCAGTGGAATCCTCGGAACCCTAACCCTTGACCATATTAACACAGCCGTAGCTATAGGCGTAGGTGTCCTGACAATGTTCTATTTAGGTATTAAAATCTACAAGGAGATAAGCAAGAAATGAGTAAAGACAGTAACGAAAAACTATACGGTCTCCAAGACCTACTGATTGATGAGTTCATTAATCGTATTCAGAGCGGTGAAGCGTCCCCTAGTGACCTCAATGCCGCCCGTCAGCTCCTCAAGGACAACCAAATTAGCGCAACTGTAACCAATAATAACCCAATGGCTAACCTTGTCAGTATGCTTCCGTTTGATGACGAAGGTGTTGACCGAGTAGCTTCACGATAATGGCTAGAGATTACAAAAAGGAATACGAGAGCTACCACAAGCAACCTGAGCAACGCCGCAGGAACGACTCTAGGAAAGCCGCAAGGCGTCTGATGGTCAAGAAACACGGCGCTTCTAAGCTTGCTGGTAAAGATATTGACCACAAAGATAGAAACCCAAAGAACAACTCAAAGAGTAACCTACGGATTCAGTCAAAGAAGACTAATCGAGGTAACAACAAGTAACCTATATGGAAGTACCTCCACAGCTACGAGATTTTAAGAACTTCCTCTATCTTTGTTGGAAGCAATTGAACCTACCTGACCCTACTCCCTTGCAGTATGACATTGCGGATTACATGCAGCATGGAGATAAGAGAGCTATCGTGCAAGCGTTCCGTGGCTGCGGGAAGTCGTGGATCTGCTCCGCTTATGTGGTTCACCAGTTGCTCATGGATCAGTCGTTGAACATCCTCGTGGTATCAGCTTCTAAGACACGCTCGGATGACTTCTCGACGTTTACCTTGCGATTGATCCACGAGATGGAAATATTGCACCACTTACGTCCTACTGATAATCAACGTCAGTCTAAGATCTCCTTTGATGTTGGTGGTGCTCCAGCCTCTCATGCACCCTCAGTCAAGTCTCTAGGCATAACCTCACAGCTTACTGGTAGCCGTGCTGACATAATCGTATTGGATGACGTTGAGGTTGCAAACAACTCAGCAACCCAAATGATGCGCGAGAAGCTGTCCGAGAGTGTTCGTGAGGTGGACGCTATTTTGAAACCCTTAGACTCATCCCGTGTGTTGTTTCTAGGGACGCCCCAGACTGAGGACTCGTTGTATTCTAAGATTCAGGATCGTGGTTATAAGACTAAGATTTGGCCCGCCTGTCATGTGACACCAGCGGAGAACGATAAGACCTACAACGGTAACATCGCTCCTATGTGTGTCTCCGAGAAGGACAAGGGGCGTAGCACAGAGCCTTTACGATTTAGCGATATTGACCTAGCGGAACGTAAGATTTCCTACGGGTCTGCTGGCTTCGCCTTACAGTTCCAACTGGATTCTACTCTAGCCGACGTTGACCGCTTCCCTTTGAAGATCAGTGATCTCATAGTAACAACCGTTGACTGTGATCTAGCACCTGAAAAATATGTTTGGGCAAGAGACCCTAATCTTGAGTGGGACTCCTCGATACCTAATGTAGCCTTTGCGGGGGAACGCTATCACAGACCCTTCAAGACGCTTGGAGATATGGTAGAGTACACTGGTAGCGTACTAGCAATTGACCCTGCTGGTAGGGGAACCGATGAAACGTCCTATGCAGTTGTAAAGATGCTAAATGGAGTTCTCTACGTTCCTGCTGCGGGTGGTTTACAAGGAGGTTATTCTGAGGAAGTCCTAGAGAAGCTCTGTCACATTGCTAAAGATCACAAGGTGAACTACGTGCTATCAGAACAGAATTTTGGTGGAGGTATGTTCACTGAATTATTGAAGCCCTTCCTTACTCGTATTTATCCAGTGACACTTGAAGAAGTCCGTCACAGTCAGCAGAAGGAGAAACGTATCGTGGATACCTTGGAACCTGTGATGTCTGGGCATAGACTTGTTATAGACCCTCAGGTGGTTCAAGATGACTACAAGACCGTCCAGCACTATCCCCACGAGAAACAACTACAGTATTCCTTGTTCTACCAGATGAGCCGTATGACTCGCGAGAGGGGCGCTATCAGACACGACGATAGACTTGATGCTTTGGCTATGGGTGTCGCTTATTGGGTCGAACAGATGGCTCAAGATGCCAACATTAAGATGGCTGAGCGGAAGGTGGAGATGCTCGACAAACAGCTAGAGGCGTTTACTGACGCTTACTTTAAGAACAAAGGTGGAGCCTCAGCGCTCACTTGGTAATTCCGCAAGAGCCTTTTCGTATTCCTCGAAGATCTTATTAGACTTGCTCATATTCTCTCCCGCTTCCATTATCTGGACGTTCCAAGGGGCGTGGAGACCGCATAGGGATTTGTTGATGAGTGGCTGAATGTGATCTACAGCGAAGGCGTATCTCGATCGACCGTTGAATCCTCTTCCATACATACCAGCTCCTACAGCGGCATCGTTGATTGCAAAACAATCCAAGTAGACGTCTACGAGATCATCAAATTGTTCCTCGGTTAGTTTGAATTTGTAGTTTATGGAAAGTCGTCTGAGTGCTCGGCGCATTGCAGCAGCGGCGCGTCCTTCGGGTGTTTTCTTGCGTGCTTTATCTTGCTCTTTTTTCTTATTAAAAGCTTCCAGAGTAAGCCACCATTGTGATCCGTCCCTCTGTCTGCTAAAATAGCGCCAATTAGGGTAATTAGGATGTATATCTCCATTCGTAGGTCTCCAAGCAACTTTAATGGCTTGTTGATTAACCTTTCCCACCGCTATCCCATCTTCATACAAGGGCGGCTCATTATCAGGCTTATTTAAGTTATACTCACGAGCTTTCCGTTGCTTTTCGTGAACTTCCGTGGGTGTTGAGAGTCCTTTGTCCTTCCAGCGTTCTTCCGTAGCCCACCACTGTTCACCCCTCATTGTACAATAGTAGAACAACCCTTCATAAGTTGGATGAGGAGCACAGTGAGCAAACTCCCCAGCCACTTGGAGGAGTTTCTGGTTTAAACGCTTACCCCTACGAGGAACCTCAGACAAAGGTAGTTTAGTAACAAGATCCAATAGGGTTTGTGTGACCATATCTCCCTATCCTGTTACCAGAGAGGGAGTTGTCAATAGGAACAACACCCATAAGAGGGAACAAATAACATAGAGCTCGTAGTGGTTTCCTAAGTCATTGATAATCAACACTTATTATTGAAACTACAGTATAGGTAGAAGGGAGGTGTTCTAAAAATAAATGAAAATTAGAGCTAATAACCTTGACAGGTAGGGAACACTCTCCTTATAATTATATCTATAAGATGCCTACTATTAGTGTTCCTTTGAAAAAGAGTGTTAATTAGATACTGGTAATAAGTCCCTCCTTAAAGTTTTCCCTTATGTTGGAATAAGAGTGTTCCTTTAAAAGTATATCCATTAGTGTTTGACAAGGTATAACCTACTACCAGTATTAACCAGTAAGATGACACCTCTCGAACAAGCCCAAGCCCTTCTAGGGGAGCACTACAGGAACTATGTTATAATAGTCCAACCTGATGACGCTCGGCACTCCTTTGAGTTTGTTAACAGCGACCCGTTCGCTACCATGGGTCTCCTTGACGAAGCTTGTAAGTACCACGACGCCGTTATGAACACCTTTCAGAACCCTGAGGATGCCTTTGAGTGGTCTGATGTAAGTGACGACGATGACGACTACTTTGAAGAAGACTTTGACGAATAACTTTTGTGTGTAACACGTGTGTGTGTGTGTGACCCTCAGAGAGCCGTGTGTGTGCCTCTGAGGGTCTTTACATGTATGGATGCCTAGAAGCCCTTGTAGGGGCTCTCAGAGGGGTCTATGAGTGT